CGGATTTCCACCTCTAAGTCCTGCTACTCCTCTACAAATACTCATGTTCTTCTCCTTTCTTCCGGCATTTGCACCGGCGCAAAAGAGGGCGATCACTCGCCCTCTGAATCTCCATCTTTATTTACGACCTTGTCTGCAACCTCTAAACCTTTAATCAATATAATCGGCACGTTAAATCCAGCTTCTACGAAATTTTCCAAAATCGAGCGAATCTCATTTATAAGCAAGCTGGCCAGTACGAACCATCCAAGCAATGTAGTGATCCCTAAATCTACACCGATCGCCTTACCGATCTCGATAAAGATTGCCGATGCCCCAAACGCAACCATAATCATAAGCCAGTACCCCAACTTCTTAAGGACGCCTTTCCAGCCTCTGACAGAGTTTTCTTTGTTGGCCATCTTGCTCTTCATCCACCCGGTTATCCAGTCTGCTACATTAAGTAGCAAAAAGGCTGCAAATAAGATCCAGTGCTCTCCTAATATGTAGGACAACACCGCCACAATCGCTCCTGCAATCGCATTGTATCCGTCAATAATTGCTTCTGCATAATTCATTTTCATATTCCTCACTTTCCTTTCTCGTTATGCAACTTCTTTCCAGAGACTCTCGGATCCAACTGCACCCGGTTCCCACACATTGCTGTCTACAAGAGACTCCCACGTTTTCCCTTTATGTGTTACCCTATCACCTTTTTTGTATGGGTTTGTGCTGTTTGGCTGCTCCCACGGCAATACTTTTCCGGTCGGATCTGTAAGCACCTTAGCATATAAACTTGAGGCGGTGTCCGGCGCCCAGTCCGCTTGAGATGTATGGTTTTGGAGTACCTTATATAGCGCATCTTGGTAAGTAATATACTTTCCAGTCTTGTAGGCTACTCCATCGCCGCTCCATAAATCGTACAGATCTGCTACCTTAAGAGCCTGCTCATCATCTGTAATTTTCTCTGCAGATATTTTAGCCATCGCAAAGACAGACGCATACGTTCCCGGTGCTCCACCGTTGCCACCGTTTTCCTTCAGTGCTTCTATGTCCTGCTTCGCTGTTTCCAACTTAATCCCCATGTCATCCAATCGCTCCTCTGTTGACAGACCGGCTTTATTATTTACAACTCCATAAATTCCACCCGGATATATCTCAGTATGATCGTATCCCGTGTAATTTTCCAAGGTATCTATGATCTGCCCACGTTCTGTGACGTTCATCACCTTTGTTTTTGTTGCATCCTCAAAGATTTCTTTCAGCTTTTCCGGCGCAATTCCGATTGTCAAGAATCGCACCGCACCACCGATTTTTTCATATGACTGTATCGGCATATCAGTTGCATCATTAAAAATAAGTTTCATGTTATCATTCCTTTCTAAAAGATCTGTTTTCTGACTCCGATTGGAATACGCAATAGGAAAGATGCGTTACAATTAAATACACCAAAAAGTAATTAATTATCAAGCACACTCCCACTCCGCATCGATAAAAAGATAATTATTTGTAGCTTTTGGGATGCAGAAAAACAGATTGCCGTTTGCTTTTGCTAAAGAGGTACAGGCAACTGGATTTTTATACGCTCCATCTGATGCAGTTACATTGACNAGGTTGTGTAGATTTCCATATTCAGATGTATTGCGTTACCAATCTTGTAAGAGTTGTTTGCTATTACTTTCCAAATCCCAGTGTTCAATCCGAGATCAGTCGGTGTGAGCGTCTTTTTATCGTGATACAACTGTAACTCCGACAAATCTTTATTTATTGTAGACATATCCAGCAGCACCTTAAATAACGGTTTCACTGCTACGATATTCAATCCACTCAGTTCCACTTCATAGAGTGGCCAGTCTGCCTTCATATCACCAGAACGTATATCTCCTTCCGTATGTAAAGGCACTGCTGGATTCACACTTGGCGTTCCTTTTATAATAACGGTCTCTGTTGTTTCTATCTTAGTATCCGGATTCTTCGTATATCTTTCTACGATAAGATCGATTCGTTTCATCCCTTGTGTTCCATTTTCGATCGCAACTTCGTCTGACCGACCTTTAGGGATTACCACTTGTCTTCCCTGCATTATTCCACAGCCGTCATGAATTTTTAACAAATTATTCGATATCAATTCAGTTTCGAATTTTCTCCCTGTCCCCATAACATAAGAATCTGCGCCGGAAAACCCCCGATTCAAATCCGCCCAATTTTCAGGCGTAATATGCGCTTTCCCGCCATATCCTGTTACCAATTCCATAATCAATCATCTCCTTTTAACTTGTATTCAACCTTCATTCGTTCACCTCTGATTACTAAGATCTTACGTACAACTGGCTTTTGCACCAAAATCCCCGTTATATAATCTCTTCCAGATACGATATCACCGATTTCTAGGTCAGCATCCTCTATCCGCATTTCAAATTCCTTATAATTCGCTAAACTTTGTAATCGCTTTGTACCATCTTTTCTAAGCTGTTCTATATCAGATTGGGATGTATATGAGTATAGCGCTGTGCGCTCATGGATGCCTTTGTAGTACTGCTTTTCCCCAACACTCCCATCTTCTTGTACATACAGATGCAGGATCGTTCTGTCAGTTCCCTCTCCTGTTCCGGCACAGATCAGATGGTTGATTCCCCGCCTGTAATCTCTAGTAATAAAATTAATCCGATTGTCTTGGTTATATTCTTTTTTCAACATCTTTGCAGGAACAGCCTGTAGTTCCACCCATCCAGGTATTCCCGGTTCTCCCCGTTTATGCCGGATGTCCAACCGATATCCCACGCTTGCCAAAAGATCTTCAATCCCGTTTAAAAGAGTGCAGTAACGATCAAACTGGAAGTTCTGTATAATCACACCGGTATCAACCTGAGGAACTAAAAAAAGACCGTCAAATCGACCGTCTATCAGATTTCTCAATATGCTGTTTAGTTCACCGGAAACTGTAAGGTAATCTTTTCCAGATGGCGGCTCAATAATTTTCTTTCCAATCATTCCTCGCCAAGTGTCCCCCGTCATTTTGATGGCATTCTGTTTCGTTATTGTCTTCATATCTCCGATAATTCCGCCGTATTCTGTATCCGGAATGTAGATCATGTACCCGTAATTTAACTTCTTCTTATCCCAAAAATTCAGATTTATATCACATTCAAAATCATTCGTATCTCCCAGTTCCAGATCCACCGCAATGCACCGATCCAGATTCTCAAGTTCTTTCCCTACAGCATCTGCAACTATCATCTTTTCTGTGCACATTTTGGTTCACTCCTTTCAATAAACAACAACAAATCAAAACCGAAACTTCCATCCCAACTTACAAGATTATATCTCGGCTGTATTTTTTCAAACGGAGAATTCGGACTGGTCACTCGATTATCGAACTCATTCACTTTCGTCCCATTTGTTCGTACACGGAAGACCGTTCCTTCCCTGGAATCAATCAGAAGATATTCCCCTCCGTCCAGCTTTGTCCTTACTTCATATAGATTATCCCCTATTACAATTCTCGGATTCAAGCACGGTCCGTATATCGTTAAAAGAAAATCGCACGCGGCGTAATGCTCTATAGTAATGCTGCCAGTTCCCTTCTCATCTCCCATGAGGTCAAACGGTGTATCAAATGGGAAATCCAAATATCCCACGCCTTTTCCTTCAACGCCTTTTTTGAATTCGTATTTTTTATCCGTAATCCAAAACGGATGATCCGTCACAACGGTAAGATTTTTAACCTGTATCGGAACACCCATAAACGCATCAGTTTTTATATCACCGGATATATAGCAGGACAAATACTGATCTCCAATATACAGCCGCCCGGGGGTGTGATCTATGATGTCTTTTACAACGATGCTGTGGAAATTATTCAGGATGTCCGCAAATTCCTCATCTGAATCCGCGGTCACAGTAACCGTAATGGGATATGTTGCCATTTCTCTTGTAAATGACGTTATTTTCCCATTATCTGTATCTGCATCCCATGAATAGTTGAATAACTCTTGATATTTCAAAATCACATTTTCAGAGTCAAGGAGAATCTTTTCATTTAAATGATTAATGTAATACATATCCATGCTAAAGAATTCCCCTTTCTCGCAAATGCTCATCTATAATTCTACCAAGTTCCCTGCTACCCACTGATAAAGTAAGTTCCCTGACCGCAGATTTCATACACTTTTCCATCTTATTGTAATCAATCCCCGGATCGTTACTATACGCCTTGTTCTCCTCCGCTGTCAGGACACGCTCTCCTTTGTGTAACACTGCCTGATATCCGTCGTAGGGTACGTTATCAAGTCCGTTGTAGTGAGAATATCCCTGCGCTGCTGAAATCGCAGCGTTAATACCGCTTGTTATTGCGTTCGTTGCTAATGTGATCGACAGTGTCCTCGCTCTCGTGGCGTTGTTCGCCTCCTCATCAATCGCCCGTAAATCTGCGATTGTTCCGTCTTTATTAACCTTTACCTCACAAGGTGTTCCGTTTAAAATCGCAATTCCTTCCCGCGTGCCGTCTGCAGACTTTTTAATGTCCGACAAGGAGCTCACAACATCCCCATTCGCATTGACGAGTTCACCGTTCTTCTCTTTCAGTCCATCTAAGGATGTTCCCAGCATCTCAAAAGACCCTTTTCCGTTCAGCGCCATTTCCACCGTCGCGCCTTGGATTTCCTTGGAATATCCGACGAGTGTTGAAGACGCTTCGTGGTAGAGACCGACGATCTTCCCTGTTGCCTGATCATAATTGACCACGATATCTTCATTCGTGCCTTTTTCCATGTTATATAGGGTATAACATCCTGACTCTGTAATTTGCTCTAACCCCGCATACCTTTCCTGTACCTTTTGCAGATATTCAGCATTCCTTTCCTCCTCTCCTGTGAGGATCTGACCATTCAAGTCGCTGATTCCATCCAGTAATTTCGGGTTATATTCTTCGATAATGCTGAGGTATTCATCGTAAAGGTCACGCTGTTCTGTAATCTTTTTCTGCTTGTCCTGCTCTAAATTTGCGATCTGTTCTTCATAATACGCCCGATCTTCTTCCTTGCATGTGCTAAGTTTACTTTGCAGCAACTGAATTTCTGTATCGTAAGCTGCTTGTATCTGTACGATCTCATCATCTCGGATCTTCGCTTTCTCTTGTAAAAGTTCCGATGCACTTTCCAGATCCATCGTTCGCACTCGAGCAGCAAACTCATTTTTTGCATAAAGAATCTCCTGCTCTGTTCCTCCCAGGGCTTCCAGTTCAATCTGACGTATCTGTTCATTATAATTTTGGATGTCTGCGATTTCCTGCTCATTCAACTGTCGTTTTTCATTCGCTGCATTTTGCTGGATCGCAAGAATTTCATCTTGTAACGTCTGTACTTCACTGATCTGCGCATCACTTGATTGCGACAACAGTTCCAGTACTTTCTGTTCGCTTTCATCAATCACCTGATCATCTGCGATGAACAGATCTTTCAGTCCGCTTTGTGCCTCCTCTTTTCTGCTTTCGATCGTCGAGATCACTTCGCTACACATGTCATTGACCCGTTTCGTAAACCCATCGGTTTCCTCCTGTGTCATGATTCCGTCAAATCCGATCTCGTGCAAGTACACGCTGAATTCTTGTACCTTTTTCGTAGATTCTTCCACGGCTTCCTGAAATTCAGGGCTTAACTCATCGCTGAATTCCTTATGAACATACCCCATTTCTTCCAGTTCATCTTTCGTGTACCTTGTAACTCCCTGCAGATCTGCCAGTGCTTCTTCCAGCCATGACATTTCCTCTCTCGATTTAAGGACTGTGGAATTGAGCACATCGCTTTGCTCATGAAGAGCATATACTCCGGCGCCAACCGCTGCTAAACCTGCCGCAAGGGGTGCACATGT